TTTTTGTTGTTCTATTTCTTCTTTAATTATTTCGTTATAAATATTTTCTAATTTCACATAATATTTACGAATTTCCTTACCTTTTTCAGTCTTTGCTATCATACATAAATTCTTAAATGTATCTATATTTAACATCACTGTTTCTTTATTATGACCACCTCTTGTTTCATCATTTAGTTTTTGCTCGTCCCTAGGGACGAGCAGAGTTACATAGTCATCATTTTCAATAAAATTATTTTTCAAAGTTCTTTTCGCATTTTCTTTATTTGCAAATCCTATCATTTTAAACACATCGTCTAAATTAATTGGAAAATCATTTGTTGGATGATAATTCATATACATATATAAATTTGCTATATACCAATGTTGTTCTTGTTCAGTAAATATATTGTTTAGTTTATCGACTATTTTAGATTGTACATCGAGTGATAATGTTGTGTTACTGTTTTTAACTAAATCTTTAAAATTTATTGATTTAGGTTTAATCATATGTGACATTTTTAATATTTATATTTATAATTATATATAAATATTATTTTTAAATAAGATTTTGAACGAAATATTAATTTTTAATAAAAATATTTTACACTATAGATTCTATTAGATACTTGGATAGAATACCCATTTAGTGTTTTTGTCAGTTTGTGACATATGATCGACTATTTTTTTAAAGATATAATCTTGTTGACGTAATTTATCTGAGCTTTTTAAAAGTGGAAAGTATATTGCAAATTCATGTAATCCAAGTATTTGGAAAAACTTATGTAATGTATAACTATAACTAAGAAAATTTTTACGTCCTTGTGGTTTGAATTTTTCATAAGGTTCTTGTATTTGTTGAAACATTGATTGTATTTTATTTTCTATTTCTGGAGTTAATTCAAACGGAGGTCTTCCATTGATTCTATTAATTATACCTATAACATTATCATAGTAATCATTTAGATTTAATTTTTTAAGATATTTTTTAATTTTATCCTCTGTTAATGTATTTAAATCATGGATTCTTTCTTTTTTAGTTTCTAGAATGACTTTATCTAAAACCTCTTGGGGAATACTACGATTTTCTTTTGCTTGGAAACGTTTTAGCCAATCGTCAAGATGACTTCGCTTGTCATAAGTAAATTGTGGTCGGTAATCTATTTCTTGCATTTCTTTATAAGACAATTCGTTTGCTTGTTCAACTGTATTTCTACACATACCACATTGTGGACATACAAGAAAACTATGTTCTACCTCAAATTTAATATTACATTCTACACAACTGAGATTTTCATTTAATGTATATTTTTGTATATAATTATTAAGTAAATATTCAGGATCAAATTTTTGTAAATATAAATCAGTCAATCTATTTTTTTTTAAATTAATTTCATTAAGTAATGTACTATTTTCCATAGATAAATCATTAATTTGTAACAACTGCAATTCTTGTTCTTCTAATGTAATATATTCTTGCATAATATAACTAGATTCTAATAAATAATTATATTCATTTTCAAAACAATAATTTTCTTTTTCTTTTAATAATTTTTCTAATTGAATTTTGTATTTATTTATTTTATGATTTAAATTTGATATATCTTTATTTGTGGTTTCATTATCTGATTTATTATTTGATATATTTTTAATTTCATCTTTAATACTAAAAATTTTTTTTTCAAGTTCTTTAAAATTTACACCTTTTTTATCAAATTCAGCTAAACGTATATTGTGTTTCTGTAATATAGAATGTTGACTTTTAGACTTGTAATATTTATTATCATTATTATATTTTTTAGAATATTTTGGTTCATCTGGGGTATTTTTTTTTTTCCTCATATTATATCATAAAAAAGTTATTTTTAAATGAAATAAAAAACATAATAATTATTTATTTCATTTTTAATTTCATTTTTATTTAATTATTTTTATTTAATTATTTTAAAATATTTTAATTTAAAGATAAAAATATATAATGTTTATAAAAAATGAAAAGTCCATTATTTATATTTTTAATAGTTTCTAGTATTTTTGCAACACCCGTATTTCGTAGAAATTGTGACAATGAAGATTGTGATCATTATGAAAACAAAACAGTAGAATGTAATGATCACACTGTTACTGACACTGTAACTGTAAGTTTAACTGACACTGTAAGTTTAACTGAAACTGTAAGTTTAACTGAAACTGTAAGTTTAACTGACACTGTAACTGACACTGTAAGTTTAACTGACACTGTAACTGACGTCATTACTAAAGATGTTGTTAGTTTAATTACAAATACAATTGTAATTATAAATACAGAAGTTCAAATGTTTACAGAAACACAATGTCCTACAACTGATAGAGAAATTACTGTGACAGAACCAGAACCAACTGAAACACCTTGTCCAGAAACTACAAGTGAAACTACAACTGAAACACCTTGTCCAGAAACTACAAGTGAAACTACAAGTGAAACTACAAGTGAAACTACAAGTGAAACTACTACAAATGATAGAGAAATTACTGTAACAGAACCAGAGCCAACTGAAGAGCCGTGTCCTGAAACTGAAACTACTACAGATGATAGAGAAATTATTGTAACAGAACCAGAGCCAACTGAAGAGCCGTGTCCTGAAACTGAAACTACTACAGATGATAGAGAAATTATTGTAACAGAAACAGAGCCAACTGAAGAGCCGTGTCCTGAAACTGAAACTACAAGTGAAACACCTTTTCCAGAAACAGAAACTTCATCAGAAATTACTACTACAGAAGAACCTTGTCCAGAGACAACTACTACAAGTGTAGAGGCTACAACTACTACAAGTGTAGAGGCTACAACTACTACAAGTGTAGAGACTACTACAACTACTGATGATATTACTATTATAGATTTAAATACTGAAGTCCCTCTTAAAAAGAGGTTTTATAGAAGATTTTTAAGAGCATAATATGTTACAAATAAATAATATATATATTAAATATATTATTTACAATGTTTTTTATTTTGTATAATTATTGTTTTTTTGTAGGTTTTTTTATTAAAGATTGAAATTTTTTTGGTAATTTTGATGTATTAAAAGATTTATCTAATGAATATGTATCAATTAAATAAGAATTTTCTATAATATAACTATAAGTTATGTCTTGTATATTTAATCTTTTTGTTTTTGTAAAATTGCCAATATAAAAAATATCGTATATTTTATCTGCTATTGTATTTTTAAGACCACGATAAGATTTAGTGATATCTTTTGGATAATTATCAGAGGTATTTTCTGGATAATCTGATGTATATACAAAAGATTCTTTTGGATTAAATAATTTATCAATTTCAGAAACGAAATATTTTGGAACATTTTTAATCGCTTTTATAGAATCTATAAAATCAAATAAATCATAAAATTCTTGACCATTTTTTGTTATATATTTTAGTCTATCTTTATAATACCAAGAGATATATAATTTATTAGGAATCCAAGAAAACCCAAAATCAGATATTATAAAAATATATCCTAGATTTGGTAAATAATAATCTACACCATCTAATTTATAAATCCAATATCCACCAGATTTTACTTTTTGGACTAAAATATTACCTATATGTAAATCTGTGTGTAACATATTAAATATTCGTTTCAATGAAGATAATGCATACATTATTTGGAAAAGAGCATTGAACCAAATTTGATTACTATGGCCCTTTTGAATCCAAGATTCAAATGTATAATTTATATATTCATTATACAAAGTTATAACATTATTTCTATAATCCCAGTGGTAATTAACTGCAAAATTTGGACATATATTTTGAAAAACTAATTGATTTGTTAAAGTTGATGATATAATTTCTATTAAACTTGGTTTTTTAAACGACCGATTACTATAAAATAATGTTAATATTTCATCTGGTGTAAGATTTAATTCACCTTTAGTTATACCTTTACCACTTTTTATAGTTTTTAAATTGATTTTTTTCATTACAAATTGGTTAGCCTTTTGTTTTGGACCTTTAAATATAGCTTTATATACAACTCCTTCTACACCTGATGCAATTTCTTTTTTTATAAAAATATCAGACAAATCTTTATATACATACGTATTCGTTCGTTTATTTTTTAATGTATATAAATCTTCTAAGGTTTTTATAAATTTGTTATATTTAGAAACTCTTAATGATACTAACCATTCCATTAATATATAAAGTTAAAAAAAATTAACTTAAAATATTTAAGTTAAATTTTTAATTAAAAACGAAATATTTTATTTAATTAATATTAAAATAATTTTTATAAGATGATTCAAAATTAATTCTAAAACCATAAGTAAAGACTTGTGGTCTTTTTGTTCTAATATAATTACAAATATTTTGAAATTGTGTTAATTGACAATCAGTTTTTGGAATTTCATTTAATTCGACGTATTTATGGTCTAAAAGTACCTTGATTAGAGCTGCTACGACTATTGTCGATCTTTGCCGACCAGCATGGCAATTAATTAGAATTTTTTTATTTTCAATAGTATATTTTCGTAATAATAAAGGTACAATAATTTTAAAATAGTGTTCCATTATAATAAAATCACGTTGTAATAAAGAATCGTTTACAGGTATTCTAAATGTTTCTATATTATATATAGAACATAAATCTAATGAATTAATATTATTATATTTTTCTTTTTTTAATTTTTTATCTATAATATCATGAATTACAGGAATATTAGATGTACAATTAACTATCATATCTATTTTATTATCTATTAAAAAATTAATATCATGTGCAGCCTTATAATTTCCTAACCATAAATTCGGTAAAATTTTATCAACACTTGTTGTTGTATTAAGAAATGAACTAGTAAATTCATATAAAGTATTATATAAATAATATAACATCAACTTAATATTACAAAATAAATAAATATTACTTTATTAAATGTAATGTAATTAATTTAAATAAAAAATATTTAGATTGAATAAGAGAATAAGAAAATATTATGAAAAAAAGATTTATTATAGAAAAAGAATCTACTACAAATACTAGTTCATATGATGATACTACGAGCTCATTTCAAACTGATACAATTTCTGATGAATATTATACAGAAAACGAAGGGTCATTTAATGGATATCCGTTTTTAAATATAGCCAAAACAAAATATAGAAAACCAAGTAATGGTACTAAACAAGATCTTTTTACAAAAGATGAAATTATAAGTCGTTTAGAAAATACTATTCCTTTAAAAAGTATGGAAGAAAAGAAAATTTTAACAAAATTGCCATATTTTAAAACTTGGGTCAGATATTACAATACTAAAACTAAAAAATTTAGAATAGGAGGACATTTAATGAAAGTTGTTTATCCGGATTATGTAGTTTTAGTTAATTTAAATAATAAAATATCATGGACAGTTCAATTAAAAGATTGTATATTTTATATAACTGATCCAAGATTAAAACAAGATGATACAAATGATACAGAAACAAATGATATTGTAAATACAAGTAAAAAATTTAACAATTATAATATTAAAAAAGATTCAAAAGATAATATGGAAGATAAAATAAAGGATAAATTATATACTTTATACAAACAAGGTAAATTATCTAGATTAGAATGATTATTACTTTTAAAAAAAGTAATATCAAAACCATTACATTATTGTAAAAAAAGTAATATTTTTAATTTAAAATTTAATTATTATATTTAATTATGAATTCTAATAAAAGATTATTAAAAGAAATTAGAGAGTTATATATTCAACAAAACCAAAAATCTTTATTAGATAATGACTATCTTATTTATTATGATGATATAAATATTAATAAAGTGTATGTAATTATTCGAGCACCATATGATTCCGTTTATAGACATAAATTTATAAGATTAAATATAACTATACCAGAAAATTATCCTTATTCACCACCAGAAGTAACGTTTATAAATTACAATGGTGTTAGAATACACCCTAATATGTATGAAAATGGTAAATGTTGTGCTACTATTTTGAATACTTGGGGTGATGACGTTTATGAAAAATGGACATCTAGTATGGGAATAGAAACTATTTTATTAACATTTCATTCATTTTTAGATAATAATCCTTATATGTATGAACCTGGAGGTAGAGACGACACGACATATACAGATTATGTTAAACATGAAAGTTGGTATAGTTGTTTAATTGTATATTTAAAAAATGAAACAATAGAAATATTTAATCAATTTATGCATAATTATTTAATGTTAAATATAGATAGTATATTTCAAGATTTATATGAGTTAAAAGACAATTATCCTACTAATTATTACAATTGTAGATGTTTTGAAATAGATAATTATATAATAGATTATGATAAAATTATCATTAATTTACAAAATACTTATAATTATATTGATTATATAGAAAAAAGGTATGATGATGATGAAGACATATTAGAAACATTTGATGATTTTATAAATAAAGAATACAATTGTAATATTTGTTTTGATACAAATCAAACTGAAAGTGACATTGTAAAATTGTCATGTAATCATAGTTTTCATGAAGTTTGTTTGTATAACCACGTTAAACAAAATCATAAATTATGTTCTATGTGTAGAAAAGAAATATCTGACGATGAAATAAATACGTTATTTAAAAAAATAGAATGGATTATAAATCCATTAACAAAAAGGCGAATAAAAGTTGGTGGTAAAACTTATATGTATTTAAAAGATAATGATTACATATAGCGTGTATTAAAAATTGAAATTTATTTAAAATTTATAAATAATTGTACAAGATAAACACTTAAACAAAATGAAAATTCCTCGTTTACCAATGGAGATAATGGATGAAATCGTATTATATACTGGAGATCCTCATGTAGCAAATGTATTAAAAGATAAAATTTCTCAATACGTATTAGATCGTATTGAGAAAAACATATTAATATATGGTAATGTTCAGGGTGGTAAAACAGCTGAAATTTTTAATTATATAAATGAAAACAGTTCGTGTCAAAAAGTTTTGGTTATTCAGAATTCATTATTGGTATTAAAACAGTATGAACAAAGGCTTAAGTCGAAAAATATTGATTATCAAATAATTGACAAAAATACGCAAGAAATAACTAAAAATTTAGTATTAGTATTAAATAACAAATACAGATATAATTATTTTCGAAAAGTTGAACCTAGACGATATATTTTAATGTTGGATGAATCTGATCAAACTATTCGTTCTTGTTCTATAAAGACATCTAAAAATATTAGAAAAACAGTACATATAACAGCAACACCATTCAACAGTACTTTATATAATAGATGTATTAAGGTTCCAGAAAATGCAAATTATTATGGTGTTGAAGATTTAAATATTAATTTGAATAGTGCTGATGATAATACAGAATCCGTTGAGAAATTTTTAAAAACGCAAACAGGTATAATGTTGATAAACAAGTATAGTTATGTGAATGAAATGACATATTTGGCAGAAAAATTAACATTGCAATTTCAAAATGTTCCAGTTATATTATTAACATCTGAAAAAATAATGTTACTCAATAATCAAAAACGATATGTCAAACAAAAATCTATATCAAAAATTATCGATAGTTTACAAGAACATAAACATATTATTTTTATAGCAAATAGGTTATCCAGTAGAGGTTTATCATATGTTTCAAGTGATTATACTAGACATTTAACATTTCAAATTACTAGAGTCAGAACAAGTATAACAAGTTTTTTACAGTCATTAAGAATTCTTGGAATTTACAACTGTAAAAATAAATTAAATTTAGAATTAGTAATTAATGATCACGAAGAAAAACTATTTGAAAAACACGTTAAATTTTTAAATAATTTTAATATTGAAGAAAAAATGTTACTTTTAAAAAAGTAACATCAAAACAGGGCTCACGCCTGCAAGTAAATTATTATGGTTTATATAGTAGTAGTTCTTGCAGGCGTGAGCCCTGTTTTGATGTTACTTTTTTAAAAGTAACTAATGTAACGTAACTATTCATCTTCTTTATAACCTACTATGTCACCTTGTCTTGATACAAGAACTTTAAGTTTTCTTGTTTTTGCAAATTTACGTTTTAATTTATCCATATCAGCATTATCTTTTTCATTATCTTGTTCATAGTGTGAATTATAATTATTATTATGATATTTCCAAAATTTTTGATGTCCTACTCTAAAATTTTTATGTGGTTCTGCTTTATACCAAAAAATTTGATCACGCAAGTCATTTGAATTACCGGATGTTTTTATGACCACACATTCGTGGTTTTGTGTACATGCATCCAATATATTACAGAAATAATTAAAATCCGGAAGCATGCCACCATAAGCATCATATATTTTTTTTCTATTAGCTACAGATGGTTCATTGAAAATAAAAACATAATCTATATTACTACGTAATTCTGGAGGAATTCCTTGTGGATATTGCATTGTTAATATAAACAAAAAATTATAATGACGACCATTAAAAAAAATACTTTTAATTGTTTTATCTTTTTTCCAACTTTGAGCATCGTGTAACATATCATCTAAAACTATAAAAACATTATTACTAGCGTGTTTACCAGATTCAGAGAGACCTTGTTCTTTTGCTTCTCTTATTTTACGTTTCTGACGGTTCATTATACCATTTATAAGTTCAGGATCATATTCGGGATGAATAAAGCAATCTGGTATAAAATCTCCAAAAAATGGCGAAGCTTCTTCTGTTCCGGAAAAAACTATACCTGATGGTATGTATTTATGGTGGTAAAAAATATCTCTAACTAGAAAACTGTTATGTGTAACTATAAAATTTCCTAAAATAAAACGATTGTTACCATCTAATTCAATTCCGTAATATTCTCCTTTACCAACTTCTTCAACTTTAATTTGACTTACTAATGCATCTATTCTATCAGATCTTGGATCAGCCTTTTTACGTGGAATTAATGTTGGAATTTCATCTATTCCTTTACCACTTATAGTTATTCTATATGCTTCACCTATTTTTTTTTCTCCATTATATATCCAACTTGTTTTTTTAATATGTTTTGTTGCACAAAATCCTAAACTACGAGCTAAATAAATAATATCATCCATTAACTTTTCATGTTTTTTACACTGTGTAATTTCAAAACCTTTTGTTTTACCATTCTGTTTATTTAAATGACCATCTGCATCAATAAATCCAGCAAGAAGTTTTAACCTCATTTCACGTGAATTACATTTATAAATTAAAGGAATATGTTTTTCATCTGTCAAATTAAGTTTTCTAAGTGTGTCTAAAAAGAAATTAACGTTATTTTTATATCCTTTTAATTTAATACCATTTATTCCATAACAAAATTGATTAGCTTTTCTATATTGCAAATAACATTTTATTAATGGTAAATTTTTAGCGAAATAATGTAATACACTAGAATCTTGGGATGTTATCACAGCTGTCTTTGAATGACCATCTCCTAACCAATATCCAATCATATATGGATCTATAGGTACACTTTTTTCAGGAAAATCTATAGGGACTTGATAACCTAATAAATTATTTCTATATTTTTTAGATAATTTTAAAAAATCAAGGATTGGTACATCAACTTTTCGATCATCAATTAAACTATCTAAAAATTCTTTAGCTTGTTCGTAAACTTCTTGTTTATTTTTATTTTTATATGAAAATGTTTTATATGATAATTTATATTTGTATTTATCAAACCAACTTACGCTATATGAAGATCTATCCTTACGATCTCTTAAATTTTTCTTTTCTGTATAAATTAAAGATAAAATATGATGACTGTTTACAGTATAACTTTCACCCCTTCTATTGGTCACCTTATACATTGTATCTGTTCCAGAATGTGTTTCTAATACTGTTCTAGGAGCTGAGTCATCACCCATTACAAGATCACCTGTTTTAATATCTTCAACGTTTTTGATATTTCCCTCGAACATAAGCACTTTTTCTCCTTTTTTTAGTGACTTACCAACTCTCCTCCTTCCGAGTACAAGTATAGTGGCATCAGGTAATATACTTTTAATTTTGAATTTTTTAAGAGATAACTTTTCAAATTCAGGTATTAGCATTAAAAATAAGCAAGGTATTAGTATTTAAATTCTAACGTATTGTTACTTTTTTAAAAGTTACTATTTGATACATTTACCATTTTTTTGAAACTTTTGTTTTTTAGGAATACCATATAATGCATTAATTACCATAAGAAAAGTATCTGATCTATCATCACCTTTTCCACATGTTAAAAAGTCATTTAACCATATATCTTTTTGTTCGTTTGAAAATTTGTTTTCTAAAAACCAACGTGTATATTGTATAGATAACCATTTTCTTTTTGCATAAGCACCTTTTAATTTACATTCAATGTTAGGGCCAGTATAAGCTTTTAATTTTTGCGACGCCCTAACAAATCTTATTGGTACATTTGTATCTTTATATAATTCTACTAATTTTCCATAAATTATATGTGATGTAAATATTGCTTTTCTATTGACTTTTGGTTGTAATTCAATAAATATACTTGATAAATTTAATGGTAATAAATTATCATCGTATATTTCTTGTATTTTGCACAAAACTACTTTTGCTATATCTTGCAATAAATAATCGTCAATTGATTTTTTTTTAAAAATGTGTTCTTTTAATTTGCAATCTAATGTCTTAGGAAAATGTGTTTTACATGAATGAATAATATTATTATCTATGGTGTATTTAAAACTGCATTTTTTTCCACATATTTTACCACTTTTTTGAATGCCTGTACATTTATAATCATCTGAATCTAATGTGTTGTATACATCCCACAAATGAATTTTATAAGACTCTATGTTACTTTTATCATCACAAGACATACAGCACATGGCTAGATTTCGTAAACCAATATCAATTGTTAATATCATTTAATAATAAAAATGATATTAAAAATAATATTTGATCGTAAATTTATTTTCTTATAAATATAAGAAAATAATAAAATAAGAAAATAAGAAAATAATAAAATAAGAAAATAAGAAAATAATAAAATAAGAAAATAAGAAAATAAGAAAATAAGAAAATAACTTATAATTAAATTTAAATTATTTATATTCTATTGGATAATGTTTTTTAGATTTACATGGTTTCTTTTTCTTATTTATATTAAAAACATGTGGTTTTTGAAAAAATAAGTATTCTCTGTTTTTATAAGCAGAAATTATACGTGAAATGGTAAATTCTTGTAATAATTTAACAGAATTCATATTTATAATATATATTTAAAATTAATTTTAAATAAATTCTGTTAAATTAGAATATGTAATGCAAAATAAAATCCATTTTTTGAAATCTAATTTAATTTTAGTAAAATTTTCAAGATATTTACAGATAATATTATATGAAACATTTAATTCATTATTATATGTATGTGTAAATAAATGTAAGAAATTTATATTATAGTTTTTTAGTATAGATTCTGTTTTATTAAATAATAAATAAATTATAAAATCGGATAAATGATAAATTTCTAAATAATCTAAAAAAAACGGTGATATAATAGAAAAACGTGTTTTAATATCTTCTTTTAATAATACTAAATTATAAGATTCATAAAATAAAAAATCATCTATTAATTCAGATTTAGATTTAATCTTTTCTTTATCTGAATCTGAATTATAATCAAATTCATCCATTATGTATTATTGGTAAATTTTAAATTAATTAATTTATTTTTATATTAATTTTACTTTTAAATTAATTTTACTTTTAAATTAATTGTTTTTTTTTTTAATTATTAAAATTAAAATTTATTTTATTATATTATATTAAAACATATGGCAAATATATTAGAAACAATTCAAAATAATGATATTGTAAAAGTCTTGTTAGTTGTATTAGGTATATATTTATTATATACTTATTATTTTAAACCACAAGAACAATACAATTCTTACTATGGTACTATACCAGAACAATTAGAAAATGTTGATGAAAAACCAATTGTTCAAGGACAAACAGAAGGATCTAATGCACCTATTACTCCACAAGAACAACAACAACAAATCGACAAAATTGTAGCTGGATCAGATCAAATTAAAGCTGATGATCTATTACCAAAATATGATGATGCCAACGCCTTTGCTAAAGAAAATCCTGTTAGTAAATTATTAAAAGAACAAAATTTCTTAATTAGCGGTTATCACGCTGGGGTCAATACAGTGCTTCAAAGTAATAAAATTGGCAACCTTGACCTAAGATCTCTACCACCTATTCCAAAGGAAAGTGTTGGACCATGGCACCAAAGTAGTTACGAACAAACCGGTGGACAACTCCGTCGTGGTGTAGAAATTTTATAAATTTAACTTATTAAATAAATTGTAATATAAATTATTTAATAAATTCAAGAATTATTTAATTAATTAGTTTCATATTTTTATCGTTTAAAATATAAGCATGTAAACAAGTTTTTAATGCTTTATTTACATTATCTTTAGTTAAATTTTTATCAAATAATATAATTGTATCTTTATATAAATGATAAAAATCATCATCATGTTTATAGAATTCTAAAAATTTACATTTTTGTTTTTTAATAATTTTATAAAAATATTCTGATGCAATATGACATACTTGTTTAGAGTTATCTCTAATGTGTTTTTTAATACCATTTTCTGTTATATAAAGACTGAATATTTTCATCTTTTTATCAACGTATTTAATACAATGATTTTCTGGATATTTTTCATTACATATTATATTTTTAATATATTCTGATAATAAACTATTTAACATATTTCTATTCATATCGTATATATCAAATATTTCTCTCATTTCATCTATTTTAATATAACATGTTTTCAATTCGTTTATAGTGTTAATTTCTATATTAGTATTTATATTTAATAATTCCATATTAACAAAATTTAAGATTTTGTTTAATTTAACTAAATCGTATAATAATCCAGTTTTACATCTTTTTTCTTTTAAATGGCGCATAAGAGAGACTTTTTGAGTAAAATTGTTTTTACATAAATTACATACAAAAGACATTTTATATTATGTATATAATAATTATTTTTAAATTATTATTTTACCGAACTACTTAAATATTTTGATATAAATTTTGTTATTTTATAACTTGAAATTATCTAATTTAATAATAATATAATTTTATGATCATCAAATATTGGTAAAAAAAGATATTTATTTATGTTAATTTTAATAAATTTTTATTAGATTGTTTTTATAGAAATAATTTCTATTTCTTTTTGAAAAACGTTTTTTTTTTTTTGAAAAAAAATAAATAAAAAGTATTAAAAATTAACATAAATAAATATCTTTTTTTACCAATATTTGATCATCATAAAATTTATTAAAATAGATTATTAGGAAATTTAAACCGTAAATATTTTAATAGTTGTATATATAAATTAAAGTTTGGTAAATAGTAAAAAATATGAAAAATAATTATTTAAATACATTATAAAAAGTAGATGTAATATAAATAAGTAGATGTAATATAAATATATTATAAAAAGTAGATATAATATAATTAATGTACAAGTTATTTTTATTGTTTTTTAATAGTACAAGTTTTAGCGCGATTGGAGCAATTAGCTCTAATACTTTCATATTTGTCCAAAATTTCTACAAGTGGTGGACTACTATGAGTAATATATGTATCTTTTTTGAATTGATTTAATTGAGAGTAATAGTTTTGTTTATCTTGAGGTGTTCGGTTGCTATTATGGTATATTTTTTTTAGACGTTTTTTCTCATCGTTGTAACATTGTTGTTCTTGACCAATGAGTTTTTCATTGACTTTGTTACGGATTAGATATAACCATTCAAAAAGTTTAAGTCTACCTGATAAAAATGGTTCCATAGGTAATTCAGTTATAAATTGTTTATATGAATTTCTACAAAAAACACAAGGCATAGTATAAGCGAGACTTGATAACATATTTATGAAATGTTTTTTAATTTTGAGATGTTCTTTATTTTTTGGGTCTATTTTTGGTGGATATCCTCCCATGATACATGAAAATAGAAAATACCAACCTGCTGGTCCCCAAGATTTAGTAGATAAACCTGATAAGGAATTGTATTTTTGTTCCATTAATATAAATAAATAAAAAAAGATATAGATAAAAATAGTATAAAAATAATATAAAAATAGTATAAAAATAAAAAATATATAAATT